CCCACGTTGGAAGTCATCTAAGGGGATGATATCAAAGATGTTGTAGACCATGCCACCAGTTTCTACATCACTTTTGCGATGAGCCTGTTTCATGAGCTTTTGGAAACTCTCGCCAGTTACTTCGCCGTCTAGCACAAAGCGGCCGCCGGATCCAAGACCTCGCTGGAATGCGCCACGGTGCAACATAATGTCTTTGGCAATCTGCGGGAAGTTAGCAAACTCTTTGCCGTTACGACTGAACAAGCTCACGTTCATACCTTGCACCACTGCTAGCACACGCACACCATCTAGTTTGGGTTCTAGACGCTTAATACCAACCAGTTTCTTAGGCTGGTCAGTGCTGTCCTGCGCAAGTTGGCAAGTGAACACAGGGATCGCCCAGTCAGTGTTCTTGAGAACTTTGTTTAGTGTCTTTTCAGAGATGCCACAGCGTAGATCTTTGATAATCACCCGGCGGCATACAGTGTTCCATTCTTCATCATCAAACTGTTTGGAACACTCTTCAACAGCCATACGAGCCGCATCACCGGTGACACTACGGGTACGCAGGCTCTCCAATAGCCCCCAGAAACGTGGCCAAGGATTAGAACAATCTTTGTTGCCTAGTGCTTCGGGCACTTGTTTGATGTGAAAAGTATAAAAAGGATTATAGGCTTGGTAGCAGTTAAACAAGAAAGCCTGCGCATCTGCTGACCCTAGTTTAGCGGCCATAAGGGCTTTTTCAACCACCTTCTCCTTGTGAATTCGACTGTCCGAGCTTTCTAAATCACGGATCCAACCAGCTGACACTGTGCCGTTAAACCTTTCGTCATTGTATTCAATCATATTTACAGCCTTACCAGCTAGAGTTATAAAACACTTTAAGTCCAATAAAGATTTCAGCCTTGGCTTCGCAAATAAAGCGAAGGTCTTGCTCTCGATAACGGTCATCAGAGTTTTCGCCAAAGAAGAAACCACCAGTGGAAGGCAACTGCCCATGCGTCACTGTACGTTCAAGTTCGTCTAGATCTTCCCAGGTGAGTTCAAGTTCGATCCCGTTGAAACTACCGTACTCTAGATTTTTTTGTTCTGCAAGTTGCTCCATCCAACCATGCAGGTTAGGATGCTTGCGCCAGTAGGCAATTTCACGCGGCTTGGTTGTTGTTTTGTTTACAAACTCGCGAGTAGTTTCATCAAACTCAGCGCCTTCATAAAATTCATTTTGCTGACCTGCTTTGGCGGCCACGTAGGCATACATGTCAAGACCCATTATTTTGCTCCTTGTTGGTAACGGTATTCACGCTTGAGCCAGAATTTGTACTTGGCAAAATATTCTTTTGCAGTGTATGGAAGACCTTGGCAGTAGCTCTCCATCTCGTCCTTGTGCTCACTCCACATTTCGTAACACCATTGTCGAAACTTCATGCTACCTCCAGCATGTTGGCAGGCACGTTGAACAACCCGCTATTGGTGCGAACAAGAATGTATTTGATTTTGACTTTGTCCACGGTACCGCTGTAAGTCATGCCGTTGCGATTGCTGGTAAATTTCACAGTGTCTCCCGGGACCAGGCTACGTTTGGTTTTCTGTGTGAGTTGAGCCCGGGCATATTTCACAGCGTCGATGATGCTGGTGAGTTCAGTATTGGTAAATTTACCAAACATGATTGCAGAGTTAACTTGTTGAATAGTGAGATCGGACATTGAGAGCTCCTAGTTAGTGAACAGTTTGTATTATAACACCAAATCAATATTCTGTCAAGACTCTGCGGAGTGTCCAGCGAGAGTCCAACCGCGAAGCAAACCAGCGGAACAGGGCCCTAGAATCGTCCTGCAAAAGTCCGGGATCAGCACCTGTCTTTCCGCCTCTGAGTAAACTCATATCAGTCTCCTTAATCCAAAAATATCACGCGACCGTCTTGGACATCAACGTCACCGCTCATGTCTCCCAAATACTCGCCACCGTTCTGCGAAACCCAAACGTCTGCATCTTGTGGCAATTGTTGCAATAGTGCTATCAAATCTGCTATGGTCATTTTGGTCTCCTTTTTGCTTTGTATGCCACTATTATAGCAAATTGGGAAATATTGGTCAATCTGAAAAAAAGTAGTACTAAAGTTTGTAATACTCAAGTATTACTTTTTAGTATACAGGAGTTATTACTGGAATTGGGGTGATTGCGGGCTGAGAGCTTGGTTGCGTATCTTGGGCCAATTGTGCACTTCTCAGGCGTTGATTGTTTTGGCCTTCACGCATGGATCCTATAATGGCTTGCCCGCCTAGTATAGAAGTGTCAGCTACTTGTTCTAAAAATTCGCAAGCACCGCCGGCGATTCGATCCAGCCCGTATTGCGGCAACTGTTGCACAAATCCCATGATACTGGTTTGCTCATTGGCTTGTAAACTAAAATAATCAATGCCGCCATTGGTTTGATAGGTTAGTTCTTGGCTCAATATTGAAGCCATGTAATCCCAGGCAGTGTTGAGAGCTGCAACTTCTGTGGCATAAGTTGGATTGCCCACAATGCTGGCAATGGCCGCGTTGGCATTGCCAATGTAGGTTATGACTTGGGGGTTGGTAGCAGCCGAAGCAATGTCGGTCAGCGCTGTATTCAGTGTTGCCAGGGCACCTGCAGTTTGTAGCGTGTCAATGTTGGTAGTGACCGTGGCAAGTTGCCCAGCAAAGTTGTCACTGTCTACCGCCAGTCCAATCACATCATAGGTTGTAATGGTATCATTGGTGCCTGAACCCGTGGCCTGATTTGTGGCAAAATACGAAGATACCGAACTTGCAACTGGTGTAGTTTGTGCCTGTATCAATGGCAGTCCAGCCATGGTGTTGAGGCCACCCAGATCAGTGGGCAACCAGTAACCGGTGTCAGTAATGTCTACGCCTTGCGGCACATCTTGTTGCGCTTGATAGTTGGTTGGTACGCCTGAGCCCCAGGAAACAACCGCATTGGCCAGATAAGTGATGTTGGGGTTCCAAATCCTGTTGCTCAACCCACGTATAACTTGTGCCAGTTCTGGGAATGTGGTCAACGGCAGCCCAGTGAGTTGCGACATGCTGACTTGTAAGGCTTTGTTGGCCACTGCTTGGTCAGGAGGAATAACTTTGGCCAATTCGTCGCACCCAGATGCAGTAGGCAACACAGCATTCACTGCAGGAATCACAGCAAGATTCACACTATTGCCTGGATTGTAAATAGGTTGCCATCCTGCTGCACCCAACGGCACATTTAATGTGTTGTAGCTTTGCGGAAATGTTTTTACAGGATTCAACAAATCTGCCATGTTGTTGATGTTGGGTAGAGTACAATCTAATATCTGCAATACTTGGTTGAGACTGTCGCCAGTGACCTCTGTCATTGCAACATAAGCCAACTGCTGCAATGTGTTGAATTCAGTTGTGGTCAGTTGATTTTGTCCTTGTAACAACTGTTGGATATTTCTGCTGGTTAGCCCTTGCGCCAGTAATGCAGATTGCAGGCCGCCAAAAAATGCTCCAGCAAATTTACCCACTACAGAAATTTGTTGCAACAGGCCTGCTGGTGTGCCGTAGTATTCCATGTTGGCTGGATTCCACAACTGTCCCTGCTGATATAAATCTGTGGCAAACTTATCAAATTCAGGATTAAGTTCACTGATGTTGTTGGTTACCAACGCATCCATGTTGGTAAATGTTGGGCCAAGATAAGTTTGTGCGTTGACTGCACTGTTTATGAACTGATTTACTGTGCCAAGATAACCCTGCACAGCCATGAATCCCTGACAGAATTGTCCTGTGTTTCCGTCACCCAGGTATGCATTACCAGTTTGCTCTATTAACCCAGTGAAGCCAAACGGGGATAGGCTGCTGCCATCCACCGGACTGATAGGGTAGTCAAGATTGGCATAGGCCACTGGTATGCTGTTGCCCAAAGCTGGACAGTTTGTGTTTCCAATGGTCAGCAATTGTTCCAATGTCTCAACATCGGCAAAATCCTGTAAAAGGTATGTGTTGACAGCAATTAAAAAATTTGAAAACAGTGTGGTAGCATTGATAGTGTTCAATGCTGTGGTCAACGCAGCAGGCAAAGGTTTGATGCCTTGATTATTAAGTAAGGCTGCGGCTGCTGTGAGCTGTAATGGTGTGAGTATTCCTTGTGCCATTATCCTGCCCTAACATCAGGACTACCACCGCTGCGTGGGTGTCCGCAAGAATCAGCATCTCCAGTGATCACAACTGGGTTGCCGCCGGCTCGCACAGTGCCCAAGCCACCAGCAGTTACTTGACTGCCGTTGTTGTGTTCATTGCGGCCATCTTTTGGGTAAGGCGGGTGAGGTGTTACAGGTTGTCCAGGTATCATTATAGGTTGGCTGTTCACACGCACTGAACCAACCCCGCCTTGGGCTACACCGCCCCCTGCGTTTGAATCTCCGTTGCGTTGAACTGCTGGCATATTATCCTAGTATAAGTTTCTTTTCTGGTACTTTGATACCAGTTGTTGCTTCTAGATATTTCATTTTGACTGAGTCATCAGTTTTGGATACCAAAGAAACGCTGTTAGTATTTAACCTGATTTCTTCTTTGGGATCTGCGGTAAACAAACTGGGCACAAGACCCATGCCTTGAGGACCTGGAGCAATACTTACCGGCTCCTCTAGAGTGATCCAATCACCCCCAGATTGTTTGACTTTGGCTACCATTTCTTCGCCTGAGTTCATTTTGAATGTGTATACTTGATTTAGTTCGAGTGCTATTTGCATTATGCTAGTTTCTTTCTGA